GCCCATTGGCAAAACTCACGCGCCATTGGTTGCCGGTTGCCGGGTCAACGGGCCACACTTCGCAACCAATCCGTTTTAGGTAGCCAAAAAAGCGCGGCTCCTCAAGTTGGCCGCGCTCGAATAAACGCAGCATGCGACCACTAAAAAGCTCTTTACCGGCCCATCTCCAAATATACCAAACCTCCCGCAAACAAGGCCGACCAAGAACGGACGCGCCAATATGCGTTCGGTGTTCCCGCTCCTGATCGGCCTCAATGCTTGCGTTGATGGCGGCAAGCGTTTTACTTGCGTTCACTATGCGCCGCCCCCGTTTTTTGCCGAGCAAGGGTCTTGAAGTAAAGGTTGCGCACGGTTGCAATCGGCGCATCTTTCTTCCGTAATCATCATCGTGTGTGTTGGGTCAATGCATTGCCAAGGTGGAACAGTTCGCGAGGGTTGGTTCAATCGGTCGCAAATCTCAGGGCACGGCCCCTTGCAAGCGCAATCCTTGCATTCCGGCGCGTCCGGGTGGAAAAGTTCGGGCTGATTCTTTGTGGTGAGTTCCCGTTGCAAACATTCGGCGGCTTCGTTGGCGTAGTGTGCCGCCTTTTTCAAATCATCAATCATCTTCGGTATTTGCATTTCACCTTCGCCCTTGACGCGGAAAGCATACTTGATAATTGAACAGCGGCACCCGTCAACGTGTGCGTTGCCGCTCGATTTCATTACGCGGGTTAAAACGAACGGGTCAATTTTCCCGTAATGAGCGCCACCAGATCCAACTTTAATCTCGTTCATTTGTGGTTATGTTTGATGTTTTAGAACGATTTTCCACCGTGCATCCGTTCGCGGGTTTTATTCATGTTCATCTTTGCAATCAGGGCTTCGGCAATGCGCCAGTTTCGGGCGTGTGCAAGGTCCATGATGCGAATAATCACGTCGGCAAGTTCCGCTTCGACGCCTGAGAATTCCGGGATTTTATCGTCCGGGCCATTGCCATGGCGCAGGAATTCCAACGCTTCGGAAACTTCGGAATGAATCAGGCAAAGAGCTTCGCCATCGTTGCGCTCCTTGTCCCACCAGCCTTTGGCCTTTGCGGTTTCGTGAATATCAGCGGCAAGGAAATTGTAGCTTTCCACAAAATCATCGGAAGCCGCGTCAAGCTCGCAATTCGCTCCGTCTGTTGTGTAGACGCTTCCGGGTAAGCCTGTCCGCGTTCGGTAGGTGAGCGATTCAGGAAGGTTACTTAGTTGACTGGAAAGATCAACGCCAATCCATGCGCACGACATTTGTGAATAATATTCGGGCTTCAGAAAATCAAGCAGGCGTTTCCGTGACGCCATGCCTTCGGGCGCTTTGTCCGTGAGGATTGCGGCTTCTTCGACGGTTAAAAGGCGCATGCCCCCCGTCAATGAAAAATTATATTCGAGGTTTTGCGGGTTGTGAAACTGAGTCATATTAAGTGTGATTTTTATTGAGTGTTATTTGATGTTATAAATATCGGGGATTAGTGACTCCTCCCCGATATTATTGAGTTTGTTGCCGAGTATTACTTGGCAACATTCTTCCACGGGGGAGGAATGGGAGCGCCGGGAGCCGGGGGAACCGGGACGCTAGGTGCAGCGGGCGGAAGCGGCGCGGCTGGTGCGGCGGCTTTCAAATCGGCTTCCGTTTTCATGTTCGTCGGGTTGGCGCTTTCGTAGAACCAGCCGGGGGCGTTGGGGTGTGCCGTCCAGCCTTGCGGCGGGAAAGCGGGCGCAACCGGAGGCGGGACCACTACGGGAGCCGGAGGAGGGACCGGAGCGGCGGGCGGCACTGGCGCGGCAGGAGCCGGGACAGGAACCAAGGCCCGCAATTCGGCTTCGCTTTTTACTTCGTTGTCTTTGAAGAAGTAGCCCGGAGCGGTCGGATGAGCCGCCCACCCAACGGGCGGGAAGGCAACAACCGGAGCAGGTGCCGGGACGGGCGGCAACGGCGCAGCGGGCGCAGGTGGCGGAACAGGCGCAGAAGGGGGGGGCAGCGGTGCGCCGGGAGCCGGGGGCGGCACGGGGGCGTTGTTTGCAACCACACCCTCAACGGGTTTATAGCCGGTGATTTTGTTTTTATCGTCGTAGGCGCTTCCCACTTCCTGTTTGTCGATGCCTACTTTCGCCATGACTTGTTTGCCCACAAAGGCAGCAAGGTCGGTAACGACGATAATGCCGGTTGCGTGGCAGAGCGAGGAGAATTGACGCTGGCCGATTTCCTGGCATTGCGCCGAAGCGTTGCGAACGTTGATATTATCGAATACTTTGCGGCCTTTGTAGTCGCCGGAAAGGATGGACAACGAAAGCGCCGCAATCTCTCCTTTTCCTTTGCCTTTGGTCAACTTGCTTTCGGCGTCGGTGACTTCGACGTGATACCATCCGTTTGGGATGAGGTCAAAAGTTGTGGGTTTAACTTGGGACGCGTCAAAACTTAGCGCGGTTGATTTAGTTTCGGCCATAATATATTATGTTTGGTTGTGTTTGTGTTGTGCTTCAGTCGTCTATACGGCGGCGGAAATTTTATTGATAATGTTGTAAAGATAGGGAGATTCGCCGCGAGGGTCCAAAGCGCCGGAGCGGTCTTTGGCGTCGTTTTTCAAATCCGGTTGCGTCCGCAAGTAGCGGTAGCTCTGGCGTGTGGTCGGGTCTTCGCCGATGCAGATTTGCAAAACTTCGTCGAACAAATAAGGCACGGCCTCGTTGAGCATGTTCCCCGGCATTGAAGGCCCGAACAAACCGTTATTTGCGCAGATGCCTTGTTTGCACGTAATGAAAACGTGCTTGCCGGGAATGTCTCGAAATTTCTTGAGCCATTCAACGGACCTATCTGCCATTTCGCCGTAAGCTTTTCGCCCATCTTTATTTGTGGCGAGTTCGTCTTTTAGAATGGCCTCAACAATTTCGCTCCATGAGTCAATGTAGAGAGTGTCGAAACTATGCCAGATTTCCGGGGTAAAGATGGCGTCGTAAACTTTCGAAAAATCGTCAATGGTTTTGATCTTGGCGAGCGGGATTGAATAACTAATCCCAGCCGCACCGATGCCGAAAATGCGTTCAAGGTTGGCCTTAGTTAACGATAAGGTTCCATTCTCAGCCTGAACCATGAAAGGTCGGGGAGCCGTTGCGCAAAGGACGGTTTTTCCATTACCCGAATTGCCGTAAATGATTCCTTTGACGCCGTGCGCAACGGCGATTTGATCGGAGGTGGTGTATTCGATTGCCATGATTTTAGGAGCGGGGAAAGGATGTTTATTCGGGGTCGCTGACCCTGACAATTTCGAACTTGGCTTTTTGCGGTTTAATAATCAAGGCATTTTCAAACTTTTTTCGAATCCCTTCCGGCAAGGTCCGGTATTCCGTCAATTTTAGCTCAGGGGTCCACTTAACAACCAGATCCTCAACGTCAATCAAAAGCCCTTCTTTTGCCACTTCCTTTTGGCAATCGGCAACAACTGCCGCGAGCGCAGGAACGTCAAATTTCCGATCTAGGCCCGTTTTCAGCATGGTTACAAATCCGGCCTTCTCGCGGCGTGCGGTGCCTTCTTCTTGAGCCTTCGGAAAAAAGTAGGGAATCAGCGCGGCCTTGATTTCTTCGATGCGTGCGGCGGCAGTTTTTAACCAGTCCGCCTTTTCCTCTGACCCGTAAATTTCTTCCCGTAATTCTTCATCGGAGAGCATGCGGAAATAAAAGCCGGGATATTGCGGATGCTCCCTCCAGCCCTTGGGTGGCCATTGGTTTGGGTCCGGCTTATCAGGGTTTAGCCATCCTTCAAGTTCGACAAGTTCCGCGTGCAATTCGCGGACTTCGTTCACGGTCATTTTAGGTTTTTCACTCATGGGAATTTTGTGCTTGCGTGGAATTGATGGGTGTCCTTATCTTCCACCTCATGCAAAACCGCAAGAAAAATTTTAAACAATCTTTGCCACCCGGTAAGTTTTTTTCCGATGCGCTGAAAGTGGCGCGGGACAATTCCATTGAGGACTTAGTGATAATGACAAAGTTGCCGCTTTCGTGGTTGCGCAAATTTCGAGCGGGTGAAATAACGAACCCCTCTGTTAACCGTATCGAGCATATTCTTTCAACCTTCGGTCTCCTTTAAACATGATTGAAAACATTCCAGCCGAATTACGTGCACTTCCACAATGGGTTGCAGCGGGTTCGGATAAAATACCAATCAATCCGCGAACGGGCCAGCGGGCAGACCCCGCGAATCCTGCGACTGGCGGCACTTTTGCAGAGGCAATCCAAGCCGGAATGCGGCATATAGGATTCATTCTAGGTAAGAGTGATCCATACACAATTGTTGACTTGGATGATCCCTACGAACGCAACATCAAAGGCGTCAAAACAACAATCAGTGCAACTGACCCTGACTATCAAGAAGCCGTTGAACGTGCGGCGCGGCATACCAAAATTTACGAATCGTTTGACACCTATGCCGAACTTTCCCAAAGCGGACACGGTGCTCACTTGGTAATGCGCGGTAATATTCCGTGTGGCGTGAGGCGTGACAAGGTGGAAATCTATTCTTGCGACAGATACATGATTTTTACCGGCAATGTTTTGAAGGCCGCGCCGGTTTCAGACTGTCAAGAATTACTCAACGGCATGTTTGCGCAGATGGGCAAACTCACGGACGAAGCCGGGGAGTTGATCGAAGAAGAACCCACCTTGGGGGATCATCAAATATGGGAAATGGCCGGGCGAGCAAGCAACGGCGAAAAGTTCACGCGCCTTTGCGATGGAGATTGGAACGAAATGGGATACCCAAGCCAATCGGAAGCCGATTACGCACTAATATCAATGCTGGCTTTCTATTCCCGCGCGAATGAGCAAGTGCGCCGGATGTTCCGGCTTACGGCGCTAGGCCAGCGAGCAAAGGCAACCCGCAACGATGTCTACATCAACCGCTCATTGCGGAGGATTCGCGCGAGAGAGTGCCCCCTTGTGGACATTTCACAGTTGCCACAAGTGGAAAGGCCCGCGACCCCTGAAGTATCGGTAATGCCGATAGTCGAAAAGCCTAATGAAGTCGATCTTCAAGCGTTACCAAAAGTGGGCGGTTCGGTAACACCGGGTTACACTTTTCCGCCCGGACTGGTGGGAAAGATAGCCGAATACGTCCTTTCATCGGCAATCCGCCCGATTCCAGAGGTTGCACTTGCTGCCGCGCTGGCATTGTGCGCGGGCGTGTGCGCGCGTTCATATAATATTAGCGGAACCGGCCTTAATCAATACATCATTCTTCTTGCAAAAACCGGCAGGGGCAAGGAAGGCGCTTCAACGGGCATTGACAACCTGATTGCAGCCGTGCGCCAGAATATCCCGATGGCCGATCAATTCATCGGCCCCGCCGCGTTTGCATCCGGGCAAGCGTTGGTAAAGGTGCTTGATTCCAAACCCTGTTTTATGTCCGTGCTCGGGGAGTTTGGTTTGACGCTTCAACAAATTTGCGATCCCCAAGCGCCAGCCGCAACAATCATGCTAAAGCGGGTATTACTGGATATTTACGCAAAAAGCGGATTTACTAAAGTTTTGCGTTCGTCCGTTTATTCCGACTCTGAAAAAAACACGCATCTGGTTCAAGCTCCGAACGTGACGGTTTTGGGCGAGAGCACGCCCGAAACTTTTTTCAATGGTTTGGACACGAGCCATATCTCAGAAGGGTTGATTCCTCGGTTCACGGTCATCGAATACCACGGTGCGCGGCCCCCACAAAATAAAAAAGCCTTCCACCCGCCCACGCCGGAGCTTGTGCAAGCCTTTGGTGAACTCGTTACGGTGGCCGTGAATACCGCACAAAATCATTCCTGCATGCCGGTAAGCATGACCACAGACGCGCAGGTTATCTTTGACGCGATCAACGACGAAGCGGACGCGCGAATCAATAAGACCGCGCTGGATGTAGAGGCAGAACTCTGGAACCGCGCGCACCTGAAAGCTTTGAAAATGGCTGCCCTTGTGGCCGTGGGCGCTGGGATGCACGCCCCGAACATTACAGCGCCGATTGCAGAATGGGCGTGTGCGTTGGTTCGGCGGGAAATTGGGGATATTATGTTGCGCTTCTCCTCCGGCGACGTGGGAACAGGCGAGGCGAAGCAGGAACACGAGGTAAGGCGCTTGTTCTCCCACTTCCAAACACTCACGCCAGAGCAGCGCAAAGCCCACCGTTGCCCGCAAGGGTTGATGGATGCGCAAGTATGCCCGGCAGGCTTCTTGACGATCTACGCGCGGCGATTAAGCTGCTTTAAAAGTGATAGGCGGGGGTCTACCAAAGCCATCAACGATTGCCTTGCCGATATGGTCAAGCGGGAGGTGTTTGAAATGGTTCCGTTGCAACAATTGCAGGCGGAATACCAGATGAGAACAGCTATTTACTATCCCGGAAAAGGGTGGTAGAGTTTTTGGCATCAAACCCGCCGCGCCTCTGCTTGCATGCGTAATTCGGCGGGTCTTTTTTTTTGCAGAAAATGAAAGATTTTCTTTGACTTTGTATAATGTATGGTGTTTTATGAATCCATGACAAACGAGCTAACTACACGCGACGAACAAAACGGATTCCATAAAGACGGCTTCGGGGGTGTTGCCCGCCGGGTTGAGAGCCTAAAGGTTTATATCACCTTTCGCCCTAGCTCAATTTCCGAACGGGCTGAATGGGGCGTTTATATCAAAGACGGTGTTGCCGGGGGCGCATTCTATCGGAGCGAACCGCCGCTTGTTCGTTGCGACACCAAAGAACAGGCGTTGGAGGTTACGGCCCGCATTTTCGGAATTTGTGACAGCGAAAAATTCGCTGAAATCATCTTCCCCTAAAACCTAAAAAAGGCGGGGTTCAATCCCCCGCAAAACTTTTTCAAACTTTCCAGTTGACTTTCGATTAAACATTATATATCTTCGCATTCATGAACAACACGCCCGCCGAAAACATTGAAAAGGTGAACGACCTGATTTCAAAAATTAAGCAGCATCCCATGGCGCTAAAAGTCACCGTATCTAAGGCCGGGATTTTGGTAATTTATCCGAACGGTGGGTTTGCCGTTGATGGCGTTCGGGCTAGTTTTGGAATAGGAAAAGCGAAAGCTTTAGGGCGTGTTATTGAAATCATGGAAAAACACTGGATGCAAAGCTATCCAGACCCGAAACGATTTTCCTAATCTTTTTTCTTGCCAAAACATCAAACATCATACAAACTCGCCCACGTTATGAAAAACCAAACTCTAGTTGAAAACATGACCGAAACCGAACAAAAGGCATACTATTCCCGCCTCGTGAAGCAGACCCGTCAATACGGTTCCTGCTACGTCCATTCAGGGATGCGCGTGAATCTAAAGATTGACGGAATTTCTTTTTGCGTCACCGGCTACGGGCGCTCGCTTCAGGGTGGTGGACACAAATACAAAGTCTACGCTTACTCAATCGAAACCGGAAGACCTGTTCCCACCAAAGACCTGTAACAATCAATTATCAACCATTATATTTTATACATTATGAACGCTAAAACACGAAAGCAGCTTGAAAAAATAGGCGAGCAAATTATGGCGCTTCAGACTGAAATCACGGACATCAAATACGCGGAGCAAGAGAAGTTCGACAACATGCCCGAAAGCCTCCAATCAGGCGCACCGGGGGACAAGCTGCAAAATACCCTTGATACCCTTGACGCCGTGGGTAGTGCCCTTGACGAAGCTTACAACGAACTTCAAAACATTAAATAATCATGAAAACAGTAATACTGACCAACCTACCCGGAAGACCCCGCGAAACAAAAACCGCGTGGTTTAGATCAATCACAAAGGCATTTGAAGGACTTCGCCTATTTGACGCGGTAACAACCGCCGATAATAACGGGGCAATTACGATTTGGAAGCGTCATACAAAAGGCGGCACCAAACTTGTATATGAGTGTGTTCGCCAACGGTATTGTGTCGCACAATGCAATGGACAGTTCTACACGCTGAAAGAAGTTCGGGCGTGGTTAAAAGTTCAGTTTCCCAAAATCTAACATCATGATTTACGATTTGAACGTCACCGTTGGCGAAAACAAATATACTGTCACCTATGACAAAGCCGGGCGATTGGTTGCGCTTCGGTATGGTGAACCGTGGCGAGATTTGGCCGGGGATAATCTTATTTATTTTCTTGCGTGTGAATTGCAACAGGCCCGCGCCAAAATAAAGGAATTTGAAATTCCCGCTTGCCCGCGAACGTTCGGGACCACACAAACCCCCGTGAAACCCTAAGCGCCGGAGAAATCGAAAAGCTGGAACTTTTGCAGGCGGCGCTCCAAAATTCACACCATGAGCAGAATTAGAGTCGTTCAAACCAGATTCATCGGGAGATTCAAAAATCCCGATACGGCCACCCCAACGCGAATTTTTATCGGCACTGACTCCCAAACAGGGGCCGGATTGCGGTTTTGGTATGACGGTCGCGGAAGCCGTCATTTCATCAAAAACGCCGATTTTCGGGCTTGGGACGGCGTAAAAGACTGATTTTAACCCCCATTTACCCGTTTTTAACCCCAAAAATTAACCTGTTAACCATCTGTTAACCACCCATGTTTTTTGCTAATAGCCTGTCAATCAACCACTTAACCAATTGTTTAACCTGTTAACCTCTTTTTTAGAAAATGGACACAAATACAAAAACCCTCGCGGACAATTTCCATTCGCGGATTCACGAGCACGTATCGCCTCGCGCGGGTGATGTGAGAAATTTTAGTCAGAAAACTGGTTAGAATGGTTAACAGGTTAACAAACTTACATAACTTACTTATTTACACTTACTTACACTACTTATTACTTATTAACCATTTTAATGATTTTGGTTTATAGGTTAACAGACTGAATTTTATGAACAAACAAAACGAAGCGTTGGAAATTGGTAGCCTTTTTCAAGAATTGATCGAGAAAGGCTTTGGTGACTTGAAAATTGACGTGGAGACTGAAGGAGATTTACCGCACCTCGTTAGCGTGTGGGCGTCTACGAGCGATGGCACGAAGTCAATCGCTCGTATTAGCACGGAGATTGTTGATGCATTGGTGTCTATTGTGGACGCGATCCGGGAACATCGCGGCGAACCCACCGGGGCGCAGGAAGTGGAAGCGATGCTTGCGAAGGATGGGCTAAACGATGGGCTCGATATGCGCGGGCATGATGCTTGCATTTGCGGGAGCAAAAGACCGCTGATTGTGGAAATAACCCGCGTTCAAAATTTGCCTTGGGATAGCTCCGCGCCCTATCTCACCGGAGACGAAGGCCCCGAACCGGGAGATATTGCACGTTGCCCGGATTGCGGCCAGCATTACCGGCTTGCCTGATTGTTCCACGTAGAACAAAGATATTTGATGTTTGATGATTATTTTTGTTGACCTTTTCGGAAAAACGATTAAATATCAGCGCATGACAACGAAGCAAACCAAAAAAGCAACCCTTGGGGAACTTAACGAAAGCAATGTTTTGTTCTTTCAAGCCGATTGGGAAATTGACGGCGCAGCAATTACCGCGATTCACGGTATCGACAAGAGCACGCAAGCCGCGCATGATGCCGCCCCTAAAGGTTACGTCATGGTGACGACTACCAAACAACGCAACGCCATGCTTTCGCCTGAAACCGTTTGCGAAGCGTAAACATCAAATATCAACGCATGAAATATGCAAAACCAAACTCTCACCGCGCAACCGCTAAAATGCGCCAAGTAATTGGCAAAGAGCGCAAGGCTCATTTTGGAACCGGGAGAAGCCGCGAAATTAAAGGGGATTAAAGGGCTTTCCATTGTTTCAAAAATGCCCGCCGATGCTATGGAATGTTGGTAAACAATCAACGCCGGGTTCCATCCCCGACTTTAAACATTATGAAAAAATATCAAATCAATGTTGCCGTCAAAGGGTTTCACTATTTCCGAACCGAAGCGGCAGAAATGCCAGAAAGGGAAGCGTTCGTAATGCTAGGGGTGTTCAAAAAGGTTTTTCCTGAGTCTCAAGGTTATTCCTTGATGCTTCAATGCTGGACAACTACGGGGGCCATATTAAAAACCATTGGCTAAACATTATGCAAACCTCCGACCTTTGGCATCTTATTTTCCTTGCGTGGGCCGTCGTGACCGCCCTTTGGGTGGCGTCCGGCAGACCTGAACCAGCGAGGAACGTCAAGCGGGGCAATCGGGAGCGCCAGCAAGGGGAAGGTTTTCGGCGTTATTTGCTGGCGTTCAACAATCCCCGAATATACATTAAGCGTCTATGACCGAATTTCCCCTACTTTTCCCGGATTGGAAGACGCACGACCGAAAGCCCATTATGATCGGCGTTTCCGACGATTGCAGGATGGCGACGTTGCGCAACATGACGCCAGAGGAGGCTGATTACCTCGCGGCTAACTGGACGCCCTACCTTGACCAACGCGTAGCTTGGCTGGCGTGGGCACGCGTCAACCTAAAACCGGGACCGTGCAACATTTTCGGAGGAGTCTTTCCAAACTATCAACCATCTGCATCCGATATTACTTGGCTACTCGATTATCAAACGACATGAAAACATCAATCATCATTGCAACAATCGCACTCTTGACGGGGTGCGGAACTCCGAACCCTTACAACGACACACCCGGCAAGCACGTTGCCCGGCAACTCGTTCGTGCCATGACCGAGACCACCTACTACGACCCCTATCTAGGCTATGCCCGCGATAACCGGGTTGAAGCGGCTATCTTTGGGCAGGGCACGCCCATAAGCGTCGATTACCATACTCGATAATACATTATGAAAGAAATATCTGACACTTTTTTAATGCACAATGTATCTAAGGCCGATAAGGCCGCGATTGCTAAAGCACTTTCTCACTTGCCGCCAATGGCTAACACGCTCGTATTGGTTGACTACGGGAAGGAGCAGCGCGTAAATGATGCAAAAGAAGCGTGTAGGCTTCGGAGACTTCGAAGGGAACAGAAAGGCGAAATTAAATCATGACCCCCGAAAGCCTTTGCAAATCCGGCCTTGAGTTTGGCGAACAATCTGCTTTGTTTTGCTGGCTAAATTCAGCCGAAACCCGCCAGCGATTCCCGATCTTGTATAACGAGGAAAACAAAAGGTGCAAAGTTTATGGGGTTACGCAGAATTTCACAGACCCGGTAAAAGGGGCACGAGCAAAGCAAATCGGCATCCAAAGCGGCGTGCCTGATATATTCGTGCCGCTGGCCCGGCATGGCGTGCATGGGTTGTATATCGAGCTTAAAATTGACCCCGAACACCCGGTAAACAAGCCGAAGAAAAAGAAGAACGGCGCAAGTGATGAGCAAAAGCAGTTCGGGCGGCAAGTGATTAAAGACGGCTTTGGCTGGTGTGTTGCGTGCGGCTGGCAAGCGGCAAAGGAAATAATCGAACAATACTTACAATGAGTGAAATAGACGTTGATCCTTTGGAAATGTTAGACGCCGTTCGCAACGCTTATAATAAAAGGGGTGCGCGTAAAATCCCCGTGAGTTTAAGCGAAAAAGATTGGCGCGATTTGACGCAATTTCTCAACGGTGACATTGACAACATGACCGAAAATGATGAAATTGCGATTCAGATGCAAATGATTATTGACGCGATATTAAAAGCAATCGCACGAAGACGTTGACGCATCTTGGAAAAACCCTCTTGACGCCCTAGGGCTTTCCATGTTACAGCCTGCCGGATATGGCAACCCGTCCGGCAAAACGGGGCAGCGCAAAAGGGACCAAACAGAAACCGGCGAAGCCTCTTCCCGCTCTTAAAAAGCGGCCAATTCCAAAGACTCACGCAAAGCGCGGACAGGGCAAAGCTCCTGCCGCGCAAGCTTTGTTATTGCAAAAGGCGTTCGCCGAAACACCGGATATTACTTCGGAGCAATTCGCGCTTAAGTTCAATTTGCCTATTGAGGAGGTAATCCGGCATCGGGCCTTCGTGTTGCAGTACATGCTCGATTACAACGTCGAAGCGGCGGCGCTTCGCATGGGCTACCCTGAAGCCACCGCCTATCAAACTGGCAAGCTAATGTTACATTATGCATTCTCGCAAATCTTCCTTCGCGAGTTGCAGCATGCAAAGACGATTGAAACGGTGCTCACGGTGGGCGACTTGGTAAGCAAGGCTTGGGAGGAGGCCAACCGGCCCGACACCACGCGCGACGGTTGCGCCATGACCAATTCAGCGACCCGCATTGCGGCGTTGAAGATGGTCGGAAAATGGATGGGTCTTGAAACCCCCAAACCAAAGGAAGAGGCGCTAGTAATACGACGTATTATGTATGTCGGTGAGCAAGCCTTGAAGCAGGCGGGCACGAATCTTGACGAATGGGGCGCAGTTGCCACACGTTCTCAAAAGCGTCTAAAACAATCAACCGCCATTGATGTTTAATATATGAACGAGTTGCCCGATTGCATTAAATATGCGCTTGAAGCTACTGTTTACCACAAAACCCAACCTGAAACACCCGGCATAGTTACCGGGATTTGTTTTTATTCAGGCGGATATATGTATGAGGTTACATGGGGGCCGACGCAAAGCAGTAAATGCTATGAGTTCGAACTGACCGCACAAAAGGGGTTTGTGATTGTTGAATAATATACTCGATGGCAGACACGGCACTTATCGACGGCAAAGAGCGGGTAGAGATAGCATGGGAGGCCATCCCCGGCTCTCAAGAGCTTGCCGTGACGTGTCCAGCCCATGAAGTGCTCTATGACGGCTCTCGCGGTCCCGGCAAGACGGATGCTCAAATCATGCGCTTCAAGTCTCTTGTGGGCAAGGGATACGGTCAACACTGGCGCGGGGTAATACTAGATAGGGAGTATAAAAGCCTTGATGATATTGTTGCCAAGAGCGAAAAGCACTTTTTCAAGTTTGGCGATGGGGCGCAGTTCAAACGCTCGAAGGGGGATTATTGCTGGACGTGGCCCACGGGCGAAATGCTTTTCTTTCGGCAGATCAAGCGCGAATCGGATTACATGAAGTTTCACGGGCAAGAGTTCCCGTTTATCGGCTTCAACGAATTATCCAAACCGAAAGATATATGACCTAATCAAATCCTGTAATCGTTCGGGTTTCATTCCTGAGAAGCACACGGCACGAAACCCGGACGGCACTTATGCCACGGAGGACGGCAAGCCGCTTCCTGAAATCCCGTTGCAGATGTTTTCCACAACAAACCCTTGGGGGCCGGGTCATTCGTGGGTAAAGGCCGAGTTTGTTGATGATTGTGATCCGGGAGAAGTTCGCAAAACTACAATCAACGTATTCAATCCACGCACGCGACAGCGGGAAAACATTATACGAACTAAAGTGCGCCTTTT